CGTAAGGGTTGTCAATAAAATGCCAGATGGGACAGAGGGTAGCGATATTTCTTATAGGAAAGGTAAAAGAATTACAGCTAATACACCATTTACAAACGGCTTTTCATTTAAACCAAAAGAACAATCCATACCAAACCGAGAAGTAAAAAATGAAACAACCAAAGAAGCTACCAAAGTTCCCATCCAAACAGAAACAAAGGTCGCAGACAATGGAAAGGTTGGTGAAGTTGAGCAACCAACAGAAAAACAAAAAAAGCAAGTAGATACAATAGAAGATTTCGACAAAGAGTTGTCCGACATATTCGATGGTAAATATGATAAGTTGGCCGAAGGTGGAGCAAATAAGCCAGCCAAAGACGCAACCGCAGAAGATTATCTTAGTAAGGGTAAGGCGGTATTAAGCCAATTGTTTCCAAATGTGGAAATAAAGGTATACGAAAAATCATCGGAGTATGAAGCTGCGGAAGGACGACCAAAAGGTAGTGCCGGAATGTTTGACCCTGCAACAAATAGGATTGCCCTTAATATGGAAGCCATTAAAGAAAAAGGGGTAGAGAATACTATTTTCCATGAAGTAATCCATCCAATAGTAAATGAAGTAATAGGAAAGAATGAGGCAGCATTGGAAAAACTATATGGTGGCCTTGAAAAAATGAAAAACGAAAAAGGTATGGAAGCCGTGTGGGAACACATGGATTACTATTTTAATCGTGGTGGGAAAATCCAAAAAGTAGAAGCGGTTACAGAGTTTCTTTCACTTGCAGCCGATGGTAAAATAGATACTTCCAAACTATCAAAAAGCACCGTAACCAAGATAATTGATTGGGTAAACCAAGTGTTTGAATCATTGGGTATTGATAAGAGAATAAGCACCGGAGATGATTTAAAGTCCCTTTCCGATTCTGTTATAAAGGCATTGCAAGAGGGCGACACTTCAGCACTAAAAGATACGCTTGGAAAAAGAAAAGAAAGCAAGGCATCTGAAAAAACAATCGCTGATTTGGAAGCAAAGCGTGATGCTGAAATATCCAAACTAATAAAGCCTGAAGTAAAAATGGAATTAGTATCGGTGGATGATTTGATTAATGCCAAAGACCCAATTGCCGCTAAAGAAAGGCATTCGGAACTAAAAGAAAAATACAAGGACGTTCGTAAACTCATAGACTGCTTATGGGCGATAATGTAAAAGATAGAGAAGACGAATTGTTTGAGCGAAAATTGGCTCAAAAGAACCACAAGGACTTAATGGAGGTTTTAGGAAAGGTTGTGTCCAAACTCTCCAAAGACAACGACAAAGAAGAATTACAAGAAATGAGGGAGCAGACAGCCGCCATAAAAGCGTTGGTAGCATCCCTAAAAGAACCCGAAGAAAAAGAGGAAAAGGAGATAAATATTACAGTAGATAACAAGGAATTGTTAACTTCGTTGCAGCAAATAGTAGGGCAATTTACGGATGCGGTTGGACGGTGGGAAAAAGCAGCAAATACCCCAAAAGAAAAGTGCGAATGGGAGTTAGATTTTAAAAGAAATCAAGCAGGGTTTATTCAGTCGCCAATAAAGATAATTCAAAAATAAAAATTGTGTGAAAAGCGTAAAAAAAGTATATTTTATATTATATGTTCTTACATTTCCAAATGGTAAACTGTATTTTGGCATAACCTCTTGCGGGTTTAAAAAGAGAATGAGAGAGCATAAGTATAAAGAAAATTCGGCAGATACAACTAAATTAGGGAGGGCTATAAAGAAATATGGTTGGGAAAATGTAAATAAAAGAGTATTGTACGAATCTCTTTCCGTGGAAGACGCTTACGAATTGGAGAAAAAGCATATAAAAGATTACAACACAACAAATGATGAGTTCGGATATAATCTATGTATAGGTGGGCGTACTAATGTTGGGTATAAACATCCTAATATTATTGTATATACTAAAGAGCAAATTTCGGAAAGAGCCAAAAAGTGTAGTGATACTAAAAAGAAAAATGCAGAATTTTATAGGACTATATCTTCTAATAATGCTACAATTTACCCTGTAATTGCAAAAAATACTATAACTAATGAGATTATTGAGTTTAAAAACGCTTCTATTTGTGAGGATGTTTTAGGTTATAGGAGAGGAAGGGTTTATGACCACATAATGAGAAAAAGTAAACTATTGGATAAGCAGTGGATAGTGAGAAGAAATTAATTTTAAATAAAAAAACAATAATATGCCTAAAGGACAAACAACAGCAAACGATACAATTAACGCTCTATTACGGGCGGTTGACCCTGCTTGGAGAAGCGGTGCAACAAGATATATTTCTTTGCATACCGCCACTCCCGGAGCAGGAGGCGACCAAACAACCAATGAGGCTACGTTTGGTTCTTATGCAAGGGTAGCGGTAACTGCCGCAACCGGATTCTCGGCTGCATCGGCAGGGGCTACCGCTAATACAGGACTTATTCAATTTCCAGAGTGTACTTCTGGCTCAAATACTGTAACGTATGTTGGTATTGGTACTGCATCAAGTGGTGCGGGGCAATTGATATACTTTGGAGCATTGACATCAAGTAGAGATATATCTACCGGAATACAGGCGCAATTCGCTATTAGTTCGTTAACCGCAACAGAAAGTTAATGGAGCAACCAAAATACTCATGCAGTAAATGTGGTATGGCTGTAATTGTCATACCAAATGAAAAGCCAATAAAGGCTTGCAAGTGTGAAGATGCAACTATTGTAGCGAACATGGAAGCAACCGTAATAAGAGCAAATGGAGGTATAAAAGCATAATATGGCGGGATTTAAAACCATAGGTGAAGTAGTGGATGCCAATTTAAAAGGCAGTTCAAGAAATTATGTTTGGAGGAAAACCCCTTCACAAACTACTATTTCAGGGTTGTGGTTTGATACTTCTATGTCTCCGGGAATGCCACCACCCCAATATTATATTGGAGGCATTACAACAGCAACACAACTGAAGCAATCAACAGATGGAGGGCTTTATCATGGTGCTAATGTAAGTCCAAGTGAAAAGTATTTGCGAAAGATTACAACACAAGCAAATGCCGCAACAGCACTTCCGATGAATGTCATACTATGCGATTACCTTTTGTTTTATCCTTTCATAGACGAAGGAACAACAGACCCGCAATCAATGACAAATATCAATACCCTTCCAAGATATACGGACGGAAGGGGAGTTCAGGTTATAGCCGTACAAACGAATGCCGGTTCGGGTGGTCAACAGTTTTTCTTTACATACACAAATTCAGATGGTGTTGCTGGTAGGATAAGCCAAACAGTAACAATGAATACATCAACTGTTATTGGAAATATTATAGGAAGTAACAGGGCCACAATAAACGCATCAAATCCATTTATAGGATTGCAATTGGGAGATAGCGGAGTTAGAAGCATTGAAAGCGTTACAATGTTAGGTGTTGATACAGGGTTATTTTGTTTGGTATTGGTTAAGCCATTAGCGCAACATTGTTTCAGGGAAATTACAGTACCATACGAAAAAGATTTTTTAATACCGACAACTGATTTAGTAAAAATATATGACGATGCCTTTTTAGGAATGCTTGTGCTTCCATTGGGAAGTTTAGCGGCAACTGTTCTAAGAGGCGACTTAGAGGTAATCTGGACTTAATAACAATTAAAATAAATTAACAATGCCCGGTTTTTCTTCAAACGACCAAGTAATAAATGCTCTTAGTTTAGGGCAAAAGTTCGATGCCTCTTTTGGTAAGAACTTCAATCCAACAGCCGCAGCAGTAGCCAATGAATGGCACATGATGGCGAGAGGGGCAGGAAACCCCGGTGCTGACGCTATATTTGATTCTGGTGCTAACCTTACATTTATTCCGGTAGAAGACTCTACTACAAATGCAGGAGCGTTACAGCATGGGGGAAACGTGCAAGCATCAAATTTCTACAAATTTCTTTTAAGCGGTCACATAGTTTCAGCAGCCGCAACAGTAGTTCCTTGTACGGTAGCGGTACTTGATGTAATAGGTTATTACAGGGTTACTTCTGTAACAACAACAACCGCACAAGCAACAACAAATACATTAGGTCGTAGCGCAACATTTACAGCAGATGCCAGTACCGATTTAATGACATACACAAGCACAACAAATCTTCCAAGTAATATTTTAACTGGAACAAGGGTTAGGTTGACAACAACAACAACCTTACCCGCACCATTAGCAACGGCAACCGATTACTATGTAATAAGAATGAGTGATGGCACTTTTGAATTAGCCACTACTTACGCTAATGCTCTTGCGGGTACTCAAATTAATATTACCGATGCCGGAACAGGTACACATACTATTACGTGGCTTTTACCAAGATATACAAATGGAGCAGGTGTTCAAGCTATTATTTTTAACCCTGCCGCAACAGCTATGGGAGCAGCTACACCAAACCTTTCATTAGGCTATACCAATTCAGCGCAAACAGCATCAAGGGCTACGCCAACAGTATTGCCAATAGGTAAATCAGCCGCAAGTAATAGTCATATCCTTTATACCGGAGCAACGGGTACGGGAAAGTATAATTACATGATGCCATTGCAATCAGGTGATAGTGGCATTGCAGAAATAAATACTATTCAAAATTCAGTTTCTTATGTATCGGGAACTTACACGGTTTTATTGGTAAAAGAAATTGGACGTTTCCCATTAAGTACATTAGGCTTGGCAAGTGAAAGAAACTTCTTATTTGAATATCCTTCTATGCCAAGAATATACGATGGAGCAGCCTTATACTTTGCTTTAGGTAGTGGCGTGGCTACACCGGCATCTTCGGCTATTTCAGGTATGTTGACTTTTGTTTACAACTAATATGCTAATAGCAAATTACTCATATATTAATAAGATTTGCGGCCATAATCATAGTGGCATAACAAATCCATGTCAATTCATAAGACCTCACGTTATGAGAGGGTATTATGGATTGGCTCAAAACAGCAATGTTATTGAGCAAGTAAAGAGAGATAGTTTTCCAACAGGAACAAACCCACCATATAGTATTATAGTTGGTGATAAAGGAGCATTATTAAGTTCCACTACAACAATATCTGGTTCATCTTTAGTAACATCGGCAGTAACAAAAGGACTTGCTGCATCTTCAGATATAACAGGTAGTGGAACAATATCCGGCAATGTTTCTCTTATTGTTAAACTTGCTTGTAATATACTTGCTTCTGGAAGTTTATCTGCAAGCCTTGTTGGAAAATTAGAAATGGCCTCTGCATTAGCCGGTCAAAGTAATATAACAGCTTCATTGAACTTGATAGCTTTTGTAGTTTCTGAAATAACGGGTAGCGGAACAATATCGGGTACATTTAAAGGGAACGCTTCGTTATCGGCAGATATTAGTTCTTCATCAACACTAAGTCCAGAAAACTTAGCGGCAGCCGTATGGAATAGTATAGCAGCATCATTCAATACAGCCGGAACAATGGGCAATAAAATGAATAGTGCCGCAAGTGCTGGCGACCCGTGGAGTACAAGCCTTCCGGCAAGTTATTCTGGGACGCAAGCCGGTAATATATTAGCGCAGATACAAACATTGGTGGATGAATTACATAAGATACAAGGGCTTGACCCAAGTAGTCCTGTAACCATAACACCAACATCAAGAACAGCGTCAGGAATAGATATAGTAATAGGTGGTGATGGAGAAACGATTAGCACATTAGAAAGACAATGAGTTTAAATAGTTTGAAAATAGCTACGGATGGTTATTTAAAGAAAAGCACGAAAGCGGTTCTTATCATTGCCGTTGCCGGTTATTTAAACTTTGGCGGTTCTCCAATAGATAATCAAAGTGGTGATGGATTCAGAAAGCCAAGAACAGAACAAAGAGAAGATTGGAATAAGAGGATAATGATAGAGGATGATGAAATTTTAGCGTTCATAAAAATATTCATGGAATGTCAAGGATAGATTGCTTCACCAAACACGCACCAGAACTTGAAAAACAATTCAAGAAAATGGTTGACGATGGTATGCCTGAAATGGAAGCCGCTAAGAAATTAGTGGATGAAAAAGCATTGGCGGTAAGCAAAGAACTCAATGACTTCAAAAAATCCCTTGACCCAACCGGAAAGAAAATAAAAAGAAGCGACTACACACCAACAGACGTTTCCAAAGAAGTTGAAGCCAAAAAAGCAGAATACCAAAAGCAAATTGACGAAATAAAAAATGCTCAACTTGACGCTATCCGTGACGACAAACAAAAAGAACAAATCAAAGACCTAATCAAACGTGCGCCTAATGTTGATGCGGATAAAATAGCGCAATCCATTGCAAAAATGGCAAAAATGCCAGTTGAGGAAGTGGCGAAGATTATAGAAGAAGTTAGAGGAGCAGAGCCGCCAAAGCCGCCTGTTGTAGAGGATAAAAAAGCAGAGCCTGAATACGAAATTGGTAAAAGGAGATTTTCTGGCCAAGTTTTATCTGACGAATCTATCATTCCAGAGGTAAGGACTTTAGTAGAAAAAAATAGCGAATATATAAAGCAAAAAAACCAATTAAGTGTAGATGAAGCTGGAAAAATAATTGACGAGGTAGGAGCAGAGCAAGCGTACTACATGGTTACGGGAAATGCAAATTTAAAGCCAGCGGTAAGGGTGGTAATGGGGGAGGTTTTAATAAGAAAGTTTAATGATTTAGCAGCCAAAGAAACCGATAAGGCTAAAAGAGATTATTATATAAATAGAACAGCAGATACCGCAGATTATGTAGCAGAGCAATTAGGAACTATACCCGGCCAGATAATTCAAGCATTGTCGTTGTTTTCAAGGCTAACACCTGAAGCACAACTTTTAAGTGCCGTTAAAAATGCCAAAGAAGAAGGTGCGGCAAAGGTCAAAAAGGTTAAAAAGTTAGTGGATAAGGTATCTGAAAAATTACAGGATGCCAATGCTGAATCTGCCGAAGAAGTTATTTCTTCTAAAAAAGTACAATCCCTATCAGAAGAAGCTAAGATAGATAAGATAAAAGTATCGAAAGAAAAGATACAAAAAATAAGAGAAAACAGAGCCGAAATAATAAAAAAGTATAAAGCGAACAAAGGAGATAGGCCGCTATTTTCTTCTGTATTAGGGTTAACTCCCGAAGGTATTGAATTTGTTGGGGATGTTGCAGTTACATATATAAAAGAGGGAATAGTAAACGCTGAAATACTTGCAGAAAAAATAATACAACATCTAAAAGAAGTTGGTGGTAAAGACCCTTCAGATGAAGTTATTAAAAATGCTAAAAGTATTATATCGGAAAAAATAGATATAGAGGCAAATAAAGATGTTATAAAAAACCTTCCAGATTTTGAGCAAAAAATAGGAAAATCTATTCGTGAGTTTTATACAGTACCAACTGTAATTGGAGAGTCTTTAAAGCAAAAATTGATTAATGAAGTTGGACTTGATGGCAAGTTAGCCGAATCTTTTGCTAATGAAGTTCATTCTGAATTTGAAAAAATAGCCACCAGAAAAAAGAATGAAATATTGTTTAAAGAAAAATCCACATTTGACAAAATTCAAAATAAGTTAGGGGGTGCTAATAAAAAACAAAAAAACACATTGCATGAAGATGTTATAAAATATTCAAATCTTGGTGCTTTTGAAAATGATGCGTTTACTGAATTTTTAGTCGATAAATTAGGAGTTGGCAAACTTACGCCAGAAGAGGGTGTTATGATTACTAAGTTGGCGGAAAAGGTGCAAAGAGCGCCAGAGGGTTCTCCCAAAAACGATGCAACGCAAGACCTTCTTGCTTATAGGGCGAATTTAAAAGGAAGTAGTTGGGCTGAAACCATTCAAGGCGTTTGGTATGCTAATATTTTATCTGGTTATAAAACACATATAAAAAACGTAGTGTCCACATTCTTTAATGGGATGTCTTTCTTTGGAGCAGAGGCGGCAAGAAATCCATCAGCTATTCCCGCTTTGTTATTCGGGGCTGCAAGAGGGGCTAAAAGAGGAGTTACGGAAGCGTATCATACTATAAAAACAGGCCGCTCTCCCATACACGTATCAAAAATTGAAATACCCGGTATATTAGAAAGGAAGCGTTTTATTGGAGGATTATTGAATCCATACAATTGGCTAAAATTTGTAGGAAGAACGATGGTAGCAGAAGACGTTCTTCAGTTTCAATCACTAAAGGAAATGAAAGCTACTCAAACAGCCTATATGGAAGCTGCTAAGATGGGCTACAAAAACCCATTTTCAAAAGCTACATGGAAGGTGGTTAATGAAAAACTTTTAAACACACCAGAAAGGTCAGCAGAAGCCATAGCACAAGCAGAAAGTGAAGGATTAAAAAAAGGAACGTCTGATTGGAAGCGTAGGGTTTATGAAATAATGGAATTGTCGAGGCCGATAAAGATGACTGAAAATGCGTATGGATTCGCCGCCAAAGGAACATTCAATCACGATACTGAAGGTTCTTTAGGGGCTATAACAAATGCTATATCAAGCATAATAGATATTCCGGTGGGAAAATCAAGACCACTTAGGTTTGTTGTTCCATTTACAAGAATATTGACCAATGTGGTTAATAATGCACTTGATTTTAGTCCTGTTGGATTTATTAGGGCTGCAAGAGGCGTAAGAGGATTTGAGTCTTTTGAGAAGTTTAGTCCAACCAAAGGGACTTATAAGGAAATGACAAAAGAAGAGCGTTCTCAAACAATAGCAAAAGCATCTCTTGGCATTGCCGTTACCGCTGGATTATATGCGCTAACCCAAATGAAAGACGATGATGATAAACCCATTCTTGAAATAACAGGTTCTGGAACCGGAGATTATAGCAAAGATGAACAACTTAGACAAAGTGGGTGGCAACCGTATAGCATAAAGATTGGTGACACTTATGTATCTTATGCGCTAACTCCTCTTGTGTTTAATCTTGGCTTTGTTGGCTCTATGAACGACCATAAAAAATATAGCAAAAATGCCACAGATGAATCATTGGCAAAAAGGGTTGCTTTAGCTGCGTTTCAAACAAGTGGTTCAATAACAGATATGACGTGGATTGCATCTTCATCAAAATTCATGGAAGCGTTTTCTCAAGAAAATAGAAATAGTCCAGATAAGGGGGTTAAATCACTTCTTAAAAATTTGGAAAACACAGCAAGGCAGACCATATTACCAAATGCATATACTCAAGCTGCACAGAAAATACAGCAGATATTTGATATGCCACAAAAGCAAGCCAATAATGCTTATGAAAGACTAATACAGGACATACCCATAGCCAGAAATTTATTAAACGATAAAATAAATGCACTTGGAGACCCAATAGTAAGAGATACAGACATTATGATTTCATCGGAAACAACAGACCCTGTATGGAGATTTTTGTTTGATAATAATTTATGGGTTTCTCCGGTAGATAAAAATACTATAATAGTTAAAGGTGTTGATGGTGAAGAAAGGCCAATAACCGATGATGAGTATTATGATTTTTCTAAGCAAAGAGGACAGAGAATAAAAGATAAAATAAAAAAATTAATTGATAGTGGCGTTAGTGAAAAAGAAATTGAGAATAAACTTGAAAAAATAAAAACAAATGCAACAAAAGATATAAAGTATAAAATGTTTGCAGATAATTAAAGAACTAACTATGGCAGAAACAACAGAGGAGCAATTATTAAAGGAATTGGATTATTATAAGAAGAAATTCTCATTAGCCGATAATGATGTGGCTATTTCTGGATATTTAGCTTATGTTCATATAGTTCAACAACAGGTTGAATACATAAAAGACTTTAACCTTAAAAGCAATATAGAAGGAAAGAAAAGTGAAAATGCCATGTACGAAAGAACTGAAGCTATATGGAAGAACTTGCCGGATATGATTTCGTCTATGAATAAATTAAAAAATGAATTGAAGATTGAGTATGACGCATTAGAAGGTAAGCCAAAAACAGGAGCGACAACACCACAATCATTTGTAAAGCAATCTTAATATGTTCCATCCTATACCAAATGGCTCTATTTATGAAGTTCCAGACAATGCGTTTGGATTCATATTCAAGTGCCAATTACCACCAGTTGGTTATGGGGTAAATTCTATTACAAATGAGTTAGAGGAAACAGATGTTATTTGTCGCTCAGAGAAACCAGAAGAACAGTATTGGGAAAGATATACACTTCCGAAAGATTGGAAAACTAAAAGGGCTTCCGAAAAGGAAAGACAAAAATTTGATAGGTACTATGTTGACCCGTATTTAGAAGCAATAAGAACAAGGGAGTGGAAAAGAAGATTATGCGGAGTTTGGTTTTGGAATTTCAATTCTAAAACGAAAAAAAGCGAACTACTATATATTACGGGTACTCATTATTTTTATGCTACCTATTGGAAGTTTCAGGGTAGGTTTATGGATTTCCGTATTAATGATATGGAAGCGTGGTATGTTCTAAAATATTGCGAAACAGACCCAGATTGCTTAGGACTAAATGAGATTACAAAAAGAAAGTTAGGTAAAACAGCTAAACTTGGATGTTGGCTATACGAAAGAACAAGTAGACCACCAACCAATCAACACGCAGGGTTTCAATCAAAAACGGACGATGATGCTGAAGAAGTAATGATGAAGGCCATAGTTCAGCCGTGGCAAAAACTTCCAGATTTCTTTAGGCCGATTTATGATACTATGAAAGGTGATGCACCTAATGAGTTGCGTTTTTTCCATACATCAAGAAGGGGTACTTCAACAGATAATGAAAGAGAGGAAGAATATGCACTTGAAAGTTGGATAGACTTTGGTGCTTCCGGTGTAAGCGTGTATGATGGCCCGGAATTGGACTCATACGGTAGTGATGAAGCCGGTAAAACAAAAAAGCCGGTAAGTATAAAAGAAAGACAAAATACCGTTCGATTTTGTTCTGAAATAGATGGCGAATTTAAACACAGGAAACAATATTATACAACTACCGTTGAGATAGAAGAAGGAGAAGAAGATAACTATGAGTTTCAGGAAATGACGGCAGCAAGTAACCCGACTGACAGAAACTTAAACAATAGAACAAAAACAGGATTATATACATACTTCCTTCCAGCATTTAAAGGAATGTATTTTGATAAATACGGTTATCCAGATGAAGAAAGGGCAATAACTTATTTATTAAATGAAAGAAAGAAATTAGAAGATGATGGAGATACCAGAGGGCTTTCTTCGTTTAAGAGAAAGAACCCAATGAGTTTCAAAGAGGCGTTTAGCGCAGATGGAACACTTACATTATATAATCCTGAACTATTAAACGAACAGTTGGATTATATTTCATGGAGAAGTGACGTAGTTGAAAAAGGCGACCTTAAATGGTATAACGATTCTCCATTCGTTATTGATGTAGTTAATTCAAGAGGAGAAGTAACAACGGAGTTGAATAAAGTTATTTGGGTTGATAATCCAAATGGTAAATTTGAAAAGGTTAAAGGTTGGTGGCCGAAAGAGCCTAATAAGGTGTACGAAAATAATGGGTCGTACCTTCCAAATAACAATTTTTCTTTCAGGGTAGGGTACGATACTTTTAAATACGATAAAACAAAAGATAAAAGAAGGTCAAACGCTGCCGCATTCGCATACCAAATAAAAGACGAAACATTCCCTTCTGAATATGATAATATGTTTGTATTGAAATACGCTCATAGGCCATCAAGCAGAAGGATAGCAAATATGGATGTTCTTATGATGTCTTGGCTTTGTGGTTGTCAAATGCTTGTAGAAAGAAATGCTGGCGACCATTACAAGGAACATTATAAAGAATGGAGTTGCAATGGATTTTTAATGTGGTTGCCGGGAGAAGCAGAACCCGGAATCACAACTGACGGTAAAGGAAATGTGGTACAAATGATATGCAACTATACAGAACAATATATAAATGAAAATATTAAAAAGGTTTTCTTTAAATCATTAATAAGAAAACAAACAGGATGGCTTGATTTTAAAATAGAAGATACGCAGAAGTTTGACGAACCGATGGCCGCAGGGTTTACCCTAATAGCCGTTAAAGGTAAAAAGTATGGCAGGTCAAAATCAAGCGTACAAAATGTAGAATCCATAATGCCCTATAATAAAGCAATATAATAATGAAGTACACAAACGAAAGCGGCTCTACTTACCCATACCCAGAAAATAATATTGACCCTTCAAAAAAAGATGGTGAATGGTGTATGGCATACGCTAAAGCCGCATGGAACGACTGGAATTTCAGTTATCCCAAAGGAGTATTCTATAATAATAATGGTGACTACCAAAAATATAGGTTGTATGCTTTGGGTAAGCAGCCGATAACCCAATACAAAAAACAATTAGGTGTGGACGACCAAACTAATAACACATGGTTAAGTGTGGATTGGAGTGTCCGTAATATCATAAGCGGGTATAGGGATAAAGCCATATCAAGATTAATGAAGCAGACGCATGGTATTGTAGCCACGCCAATAGATATGACTGCCAAAGCAGAACTTGATACCTACTATGCTGAAATGAAATCAAAGTTGGCTATTAAGCAGTTGATGGAGCAAACCAATCAGGAGTTGGCTAACCACCCATTAATATCTTTGGAATCAGGCGACCCAATGGATATTGAAGAACTTGAAATGAGAGTTGAATTAGGGGAGCAATTCAATAGGGCTAAAGATGCAGAGCAAGCCATTCAATTAGGATTCTATGAAAATGGAATAGACCACTTCAGAAGAACGCTATATGAAGACTTGTTTGATTACGGAGTAGGTGGCTATAAGGAATGGTTGGGTGACGACAATCATGCAAAATTCAGAAAAGTAAATCCAGAGAACGTAATTATAAACTTCTGCCGTCATTCAGATTTCAGGGACTTAGTTCATGCGGGAGAGGTTATTGATGTTTCATTGACTGACTTAGCGTTGGTAAAAAATGAAGATGGAACACAAAGATTCACCGATGCAGAGTTGGAAGAATTTGCCGGAAGCATTGCGGGTAAATTTGGAAACCCTATGTCAATGGGTCGTGGATTTGCATGGTATAAACCATACGATAAATTCAAGTGCAAGGTTCTTGATATAGAATTTTTCAGTTACAATGAATATAATTACAGGGACGTTACCGATGAAAACGGAAATGTAGACTTCAGGAAAGCCGATTATAACAGAGGTAAGAAGGCAGTAGAGAAATACACCAGAAAGAAACTTCAGGTAGTGTATAAAGTAAAGTGGATTGTGGGTACTGACAAGTTTTACGATTACGGTCTTTGTAATGATATGAAGCGTTCTCCTAATCCAAAAAAGAAAGCGTACACCAAACTATCATACAAATTCTATGCTTACGACTTCTATGAAATGAAGGCAAGCGGAATGATGGAAAGGTGTGTTCCATACATTGACGACTATCAATTAACCATGCTGAAGATACAGAACTTCAAAAATAGGGCTGTTCCTTCCGGTTGGTGGATAGATATGGATGCTTTGGAAAACATAGCACTCAATAAGGGCGGCAAAAACATGGAGCCAAAAGAACTACTTCAAATGTTCTTTGAAACAGGCGTATTGCTTGGTAGAAGTAAGGACGAAGCCGGTAATCCAATGTCGCCAAACTGGAAGCCCGTTATCCCAATCCAAAATACAGCCGCTTCAGAGTTGGCTATGTTCTATCAGGACTTAATCAGCACCATTCAAGCCATTGAAAAAATAACAGGCTACAATCCAGTAACAGCCGGTGAAGCTAATCCAAAGATGTTAGTCCCCGGATATGAGAGTGCCAATATCAGTACGGACGATGCTCTTTATCCAATGGCCTTTTCTGAACAACAACTATCTATCGGACTTGCTGAAGATGTTCTTTGCCGAATGCAGCAAGGGGTTAAGAAAGGAGAAGTTACCGGATACGCACCGTACACAAATGCGTTGAATGTAAATACGCTTGCCTTTATTAAGGTATCTCCATCTATTGCGTTAAGGGAGTATGGAATAATGCTTCAGGAAAAAACAAGTGACGACCAAAAGGCGTGGTTATTCCAACAAATGCAAGGTGATATTGTAAATGGCTATTTGGATAGTAGTGACGCTATCATGTTACTCAATACCCATAACGCTAAAGCCTGTCAATTATTGTGGGCGTACAAGGTTAAGAAAAGCAAGCAAGCCATCCAACAACAGGAAATGGCTAAGATACAAGAAGCCAACAATGGAGCATTGCAGAATAGCCAACTTACCCACCAACAAAATATGGAAAAGCTGCAAGCTGAAATGCAGGGTAAGTATATGATAGAGCAGTTGAAGATTCAGGGTGAACTTGAAAAAGAAAAGATTAGATTTGCAAAAGAAAATCAAGTAGCAAATACTAACGTTCAAGGAAAAATATTGACCCAGACAGTAGCAAATGAAGGTAAAGCACAATCACAATTAAATCAATAACACAATGGCAAAAGTTAAATCAACAGAGGTAGAGGAAACGATACCAACACCCGTACAAGAATCTGTACAGGAAACCGTACAAGAAATAGTACAACCGGAACAAGTTAAGCCAACCCCCGTAGCGCAAGCACCATATCGGGCTGAATTGGATGAAAGTGCATCCTTTGAAGATAGGGTAGTAGCCTTTGTAAAAAGTAGGCCGGTAAGTGGTTTTGTGAATATCAATTCTTTCCTCAAATCCATGTACCCCGTTCCTAAATTCGGAGAGAAGCCTATGTGGATGCGTCAGGAAGAAAGTAAAGCCCTACGGTTGAAAATAGCCAATGCTATAAGTTCTGGTAAGTTATCCGTCAATGGTGAACACTACAAACTACTTGGTTCTTTTTACTATGCAGACGGCAATCCAGAAACCCAATACCATAACCTTAACACCGTTCAAATAGAAGCCAAGCAAGCCTAAAAATATTTTTTTTGGAATTGCGATATATTTCTTTACTTTGTAAAACGAATAACTCATGTCTTTTACTACTACAAGATTCTTTTATAACACAGACGCACCAGAAATGCCATCCATTGCATCTTTAATGGCAGCAAAGGGCGTTAACTCAACGGATGAATCGGTACAAGTACCGAACATTATAACGACCGAATCCGGTCAAGAGAAGAAGGACGCACCGCAAGCAGCCGCAGCCGCAACACCTGTCGAGACGACAAATGTGCAGCCAATAGCTGAAGAAGGAAAGCCGGAATCTCCCAAGCAAACAGAAGAAAAGGCGACACCCACCCCTCAAAAAGAGGAAGTGTCAAAAGTTCCAACTTTGCAGGAAGTTCTTAAAAGTCAACAACCCGACACAATTTTAAAGGAGTTGGGGTACGATGACAAAGTGGTAAAGTTGCTCAATACAGTAAAGGATAGCGAACAAATGTTGGCCTTCTTTGAAAACTGGATGAACAACGGGAATACAAGTGATTATTTGAGGGAATTGAATACGGATTACACGAAGATGTCTGCCGAAGATGTGCTGAAACAGCAACTAAGGTTAGAATATCCAAAGGCAACCGACAAAGCCCTTAATGCGCTGTTTAAAGCAGAAGTGCTGGAAAAATACAAGTTGGACACCGATACTTATTCTGAAGAAGAAGTTGAGGAATCAAGGCTGCTTTTGGAAGCAAGAGCAGATAAGTTCAGGGACACCTTAGTAGCCAACCAGCAAAAATTTCTCATTCCCAAGCCACCGGAGACTAAAGCTGCCGAACCCGATACAAGGGAACAGCAAGCTATTCAAGCATTGGAAGCATACAAATCGCAGGTCGTAGAACACGAAACCTCGAAAAATATATTAGCCAATAAGTTTATAACTATTGGAGAAGGAGATGAAAAGGTGAACATTCCCTTATCAAATCCACAAAGAGCGATTGAACTTTTAACGGACGCTGACAAGTGGGCTAAATCCCTACAAAACAGCAAAGGGGAAAACGATATTGAAAAGCAGTTGTTAGTAGCCGCTTTTGTCGCAGACCCGAAAGGCTTTTTAAAAGAACACGCTAAACACTTCCTCTCGCTTGGTGGTAAAAAGGCCATCGACCCAATAGAGAATGCAAAAGAACCCGAAAAGGGAACGGCTGCAAAATCTGATACTGCTCCAACTTCCCCTGCCGCAGCAATGGCTAAACAGGGAGTCGTTCGCTAAATAAGCGATTATATATTGTGTAGGGTTGTGAAAATAAAACAATTTTTATTCATTCACAATCCGTATAACAATGCCAGTAACACAAGGTACAGTCGTTAAGTCGTTTGTCTCAGCAATTGACTTTCTTGACCAAAGGGAAATCGACCCTAATATTTATGACCAAAGCCGTGATAGAGCCTTCACCGATATTATGAAATTGGTGAACCGCTACAAGGCTACGTCAATGCCAATCTACGATAATTTCGTTAACAACGATGTATATGAAGTAGGTACAATCAGCGCAGTAACTTCAACAGGACTTGCGCAAATCCAGTTTACAATCAATACTGCTTCCACATTCCCACGTGTAGGCGACCTGATTAAAACTTCCAATACCAATAACAATGGCCGTCAGGCACGTGTTCAGGCCGTAACATTCGGTTCCGGTACTGCCACTCTTACCGTTCGTTCAGTTGGTGGTAACTCAGCACCTTTCTTCGCAACCGTTAACGATACCGTTTCTTTCGGTTCTAACGCATTCGCTGAAAAGTCTGACGCTCCAACCAACCGTAGATATGGTGTTACCAAACACCGGAACAAAATTCAAATCTTCCGTGAGGTTGATGAAATTTCAGACATCCAAAAGGTGGCTAAAATCGAAGTTCAGGTTAATGGGGACTACCATATCCTTCCATACCAACACATCCAGAAGGTAATCAAGATGCAGGGTGATATTTCTGTTCAAATGTTTGCCGGTACTCAATCTACCACAGACTTTTCAGATTCTAACCCATTCTTGGCTGACCCTTCAAGCGGTCTTCCAATCGCTACTACCGGAGGTCTTGATTGGTACGTTACCACTTATGGTATCTCTGATTCAGCAGCCGTTCTCGGAACTTTCGGTTTCACCGAACTTGACGACATGGTGGACAACTGGATTGCCAACAAAGCCCCTACATCTCAAATGGGATTCATGGGTAGTCGTGCGTATGGCCTGTTAAGCAAATTCTTCAAAAATCTTGGTTCTGCCGGTGTAACTTCCGTAAGGTTGGTTATTGATGGTCGCACCTTCGATTTTGAAGTAGAGCAAATCAAGTATCGTGGGTACACTTTGGATTTCATCCATATCCCATTACTTGACCATCCTCAATTATTCAGCGCAACTCTTTCCGCAGACATCAACGGTTCTATCTATTGGGTTCCAAAAGACCAAGTAGAAACAGTTGATAATGGTCGTGCGCCACGTTTGCAAATCCGTAACATGGCATCTCCTTTCGGTGGTGGTGTGACCGGTTCAAACAACGGTATCATGGCTGAGTGGAGAACAGGTGCGTTGGCAGAAATACCAACATCAAGTGTAGCCCAACTACATACTGACTGGTATTCTATGCAAGGTCTGGAATGTCTTGCTGTTAAGCACTTCCAAAAGTATCGTGTAATCTAATCAATACGCAGGGAGAGTTACATACTCTCCCTGCTTTCTTTCTTTTACTAATTAAATCAAATCAAAATGTTACATCAAGTAAAAAATTACAATGACTTTACCGCACAATTCAGACAGGAATTAGAAGAAAAAGTTCTTTCATTCGGTAAGTCAGTTAGGTTCAAGTTCAATATATCCAATGATGACCCACACCCTGACAATAAGGGTAAAAAAGTTTGGCCGTTCATTTATACTCTTGACCCTGCCACATTTAGAGTGGTAGATAAGCATGAGAAAAGAGAAGGCCATCAAAAAATGAAGTATGTAGGAATGGTGAAAGATGTAAATGACGAAGGAGTTCCGGTGTCATTTCATAAAGTAAAGGTAACAGAAAGCAAGCAAGGTGTTCTGTTCTTTGACTTATCGAATCAGGATGATTTTGGAATGGTGATGTATCTATTACTTCATCCAAAATTGAAGAACGGTGATTTCGCAGACGCTACCAAACTTCAAATGTTTGAGCGCATAGACGAAAAACAACTTTCTACTGATAAGCGTAAAGAAAGAACAGCCAAGTTCAATGCTTTAAAAGTAGCAGAGGAAATGAGCGAAGCACAAGTAGTTCAATTCGCAGACGCAATGCTTTGGGATAGCACAGAAGACATTGACATCCTGAAGAACAGAGTAGAAGAAATGGCAGAGAGTAATCCAGATTTCTTCAATGACTTGGTATCCGGTAAAAATTTGGAATATCAAGCATTGATTAAAAGAGCAATGGATAAAAAGGTTATCTCATTCGACCCCGCAGAATACAGATTCGTGTGGTTGAGCAATAACCAACCGCTTGCAATATTGCAGCCATCAACAGATAAAAATGAAGTTCAGGCTTTGGCAGAATACTTCATCGGTGGTGGAAATAAGGCAGACGAAACATTGAAAAAAGTGAAAAGCCTTATAAAGTAAGTTTTTGATTTGATAGTTAGTAAAAGACCGGAAGTTGGGTGCGTTCGCATTACTTCCCTTTATTTTAAAACAATTTTAAAAAGTAAACATGGCTTTTACCGCATCGTGTTCAATAGGACAAGGAGGGAACGCAAATAATCTCGTTCTTACTGATACCAGTTCAGGAGGAAGCGACCCTAACTTAACGGGGAGGACTATATATCTTGTAAAAAAAGATGGAACATTTCTTACCCCAAGTGGTTCAAGCACAGATTATATAACGTGGGCTATTGGCGATTCATCCATAACTCTTACTGACATATTGGATAGGGATTATAGTCTTAATGTAGTGGTTGAATGGGCAACAACACTTCCGATTAGTGGAGCGACATATACCTACACGGTATTATATACCACTACTGCATTGTTGGAGATATTCTACTACTCATTAACAAGACGGCAATCATCCAACCCACTTATCACAACCGATAATAACTATTTTACTAACAAATCAAAACTAAGAACAGAAATAGACGCTGCTACCAATGCCACATCAATAGGTACTGACCAGTACGCGGCACAAAGTTGTCTCGATAGGGCATACAACTATCAGGTAAACGAAACAACCTATTTCTAATGCCAGCACTACCTACATCAACCGTCATAGATATAGCAAAGGTCAGCGAATATCTTGCCTTACAGGATATTGACAGCCGCAAATTCTACAATACGCAAGCAGTAGATAAGCGACTACCATACCTTTTGTATTTGGAAAGAAAGGCCGTTGAATTTATGTACGCATACGATTCAACCGACCCATATCTTGACGCTACCACTAATTACTTATTATCCCTATGCGGGGGCTATGCTACAAGAGCGCAACAGATAATCGGTGCGGCTGCTTGCATACCCCCATTTTTTATTTTACAGCCTGTTTCTCAAACAACTGATTCAGGCAATACCGCAACGTTTACCGTAATAGTGGGTGGAACGGCTACCGTAACTTACCAATGGTATAAGGATGGAGTTTTAATGAGTGGTGAAACAGATGCTACATTATCACTTACAAGTGTTACAAGTGGTGATGCTGCCGATTATACAGTAATAGCTACCAACTCATGCGGAAGTGCTACTTCATCAACGGCTACATTAACTGTAAATACAGTAAGTATTACCGGAAGTTATTACTATGGTTCTACTGATTATTTCGCTGCATTATCAGCAAATACGGACGCAATATCATATCAGGGAACTTTCAGTATAACACACAATTCGGCAATATCAGTACCATACCCAACAGCCGCCAACACAAATATGTACTTGGTGATTCGTGTTCCGGTTGGAGAAAGCATTAAAACAACATGGTATAACACAGCATTAAATAATGGTACAATTCCAGATGCGGTATTTAGGGATGCTTTAAATCCGTCTGGACTTTCATCGTACACATATTATGTTTCAAGGGTTCAAGTATCAAATGATTTTACAAGCCCATTAATACTATCTTAATGAAAAAAATATTTCTTTTTATATTCCTTATCGTATCGTTTGTTTCTTATGGGCAGACATATAACCCTGCAAACTTTACGGTATCTAATAAAAGTTATGGGGTTTCGCAAGCTGTTCCAACAGATGCCCGTTCACAATACTACGATGCGGTTAACTTTGTAATGAGGGACTACCAATCTGTTTCTGAAGTAAACACCTACCTTAACCTTGCAAAGTATAGGACAGGACATTTTCTTATTTATATTCATAACGGGGGAAGTCTTTCTGCCGGAGTGTGGACAGGTGGAACAACAGATATTTATATTTATAAAGATGGTGTGGCAGATGGCGATTTAATTCCATTCCCAACCGGAAGTGGTGGAATAACAGGATTAACAGGTGATGTAACGGCTTCAGGAACGGGAAGTGTTGCTGCTACTATTGCCAATAATGCTGTATCAAATGCTAAGTTCAGGCAATCGGCAGGGCTATCAATAGTCGGTAGGACATCCAATAGTACCGGAGATATTGCAGACATAACAGCCGGAACAAGTGGACACGTTCTAAGAAGAAATGGAACTACATTAGACTTCGGAACAATAGATAGCGTAAGTGTTCCAACTCTACATAGTGAAGCCTACTACAATACCAAATATCCTGCTATTGGAAGCGATAGTGTGTATGTGAAACCAGCAACGAATACCGGAACATCCATATTCTTTATAGATGCCGATACATTAAAACTAAAACGTTTTCAGGCTGGTACTAATGTTACTCTTACATCTAATGCTGATAGTTCATTAAGCATTTCAAGTACAACATATACACCCCCATCTGCATACGGTTTATTATACAGTCAAAATACGTGGGCTTCATTAGGTGACTTCGTTAGAACGGGGGGCGCATGGGGTACGTCTGGCGGTAAAATTATTTGCTCAGGAGGTGTTAATGATTTTAGTAGGTTCTTGGTTATAGATTATTCTTCATTAACAAGATGGAAGTTGTCGGGTCAATGGCTTATAGCAACGCCGTCTAGTACTACATACGGTATAGGCTTAGGCCAACAATCTATAAATCCAAATGGAGGTCAACCGGGATTAGCTATGAAAGTTGACGTAACTAATGGGGCTAATGCTGGAAAGGTTTATATATACGGTGGCGAGGGAATGGGTGTAAAAGCTACTTCTACATCAGTTATTTCATATTCGGCAGGAGATAAAATACTTGTGTCGATAGAGAGAAATTACGACACGGTTACTGCTATTGCAAAAAATATTACCACTAACGCATCAGAGGTGGTGTTGAATTATTACTATCCTCAACCAACTTCAGGAGCATCATTGGTATTCACTCCTAATACGGGTGAAATTGGGCTTATAAACTATGGTGGTTCTCATACGGTTGATTCTATTGCATGGTTCACACAGGAGGCAAAGTATTCTGATTTGATGTTAATTGGTGACAGTAAGATAGACGGATTGTATGCGCAAACATGGGGGGGGAGAATAGGGGAGCAATTAAATAAATATATTCCTTCTTTAGTAATAAACTCAGGCTCTTACGACCAAACAACTCAGACAATTTCCGCTTTAAACGATATTGTTAGATTGCAGCCTAAACAAGTATTAATGACCCGTATGAGCAATGATGCTCGTTATGGTTTGTCATTAAGTACAACATTGTCAAATTTAGCTAGAATAAAGGATAGTGTCGAATCTTATGGAGGTACTATATATTTTGGCTTGTTCCCTGAGAATCCAGGTACAAACCAAACTAATCAGTTAATTCTATTAGATACACTTAATGATATTTATCCTGGAAAGGTTTTGAATACGATGGGTGATTTAATAAATAAACCCGGAAGTATTTATGTATCTGATGGTGTGCATCTTTCAGAGTACGGAAATAACGAAGCGGTAAAATCAATATTAGGAAGTGGTAAATTATCTTATGCTCGTCCTGATGTTTACGAAAGATATGTAAGGAAGGACAACCCTGTTTTTTCTAATAAAGCCATTTATGTAAATAAACCATATCTAACTACTTCCGATAGTTTATCTATTCCTTATAAACTATATGTTGACAGCCTTGTAGCTGCTGCTACTTCAGGCGGTGCGTCTACTCCTTATCTTGATTCAGTATTGGCTAAGGGGGGGCGTTTATCGGCTAATAGAACTTCTATTATGGGCGGTTATACTTGGACAAGAGATAGCGTAGGCGGGGATATACAAAAAATGCAAGATTTTGCCTTTTCTGGATTACAGGACAAGGCAGCAAGTTGGACACTAAGACATCAAACAGGAACTTCAGGAGGACAGGGTTATATACTAACAGACTATTATAACTATACAGGTGGAGTAATACGATTTAATGCGTTAGGCTCTGGATATTATAATGCCGGTGATTTCACATTTGGAAGCACAACGGATTTCGGAGCGTACAGTTTACAGAATAGCGGAGCATTATACCAACAAGGCGCATTTAGATTAGGTGGTACGAGAGTAGCGACTTCTAATGATGTTAAGTTATTAGTGAAAGGCGAAAGCGATAGTACAGTAGCGCAATTGGATTTCCCGATTGTTCAAACAAGTTATTCCCCCACTAAAACAGACGTAACCAATATAGGTACTGCTTCTGTAACAACTTCTTACTACCAAAGGACAGGTAATAAAATAGAAGTATGGGGAGAGGTTACGATAGACCCAACAGCAACAGGTGACACACAAATTACTTTGAGTTTACCTATCGCTTCATCAATGTCTAATAGTTATGACTTATCAGGAAGTGCTGTTACATACGATAACAACCAAACATTCAGGATTTATTTTGGTGGGGGAAATGCTATTGTAAGGGGGAACGCCTCAGTTGACGCATCATCCCATACTTATTCATACAGATACGTTTATTACTATTTCGCACCTTAAAAATTCCCCCTTAATAAAAAAATGAGGTTACTACTAATCATATCATTTATTCTTTATTCTCTTTTTTCTTTCGCTCAACCCGGAGGATATACTGAAGGGACGTTTGTCAATTGGGTACGAAACAGCCGTGACCACGGATTTTTTCAGGCTCAGGGATATAGCGCAGCACCACAGGCTAACAGAAGGACATGGTTTGCTTTCGAAGGTGACGGACAAACAAATTCATCCGGCTTGCATTCTTGGAGGCCGGGTAAGTATTTGGAAGATGCCGGATTAAATAAAGATGGTAAATATGTTGTTGCTGCCGGTGACACTATTTACTTTATGATTGTTACCATCTTCAACACTTCAGGTAACTATACTCCCGATTATAAAGCCGACATAGAAAGTATCTTAGCCAATACAACTGCCTTACCTGATAGTTCCGTTCATGCGAATTGGGGTATTAGTGGGTGGTCAGGGGGAGTAGGTCGTATGTGGGGAACACTTTCAGAAAGTGGTTTCGTGTGGGCAAGGGTATTCGGTTCAACGCTTTCGATTTCTACAACGCTATTAGGTATTGATGTTACCACAATCAGCACAGGTAAATATAATAAGGTTTGGAGAAACGGGGACGATGCCAACGGTGGTACACCTGAGAGTGCTTCAGATGCCTTATACGCTGACTTGTCAGGAACTAAGACAAAGTATTACCCTGCTTCAACAGGGTTAGGACACAGCCCTGATAGTGCTTATTCATTAAACGGTACTGATACCTCTACGAATTGGTGGAAGCATTTAGCTTTGTATTCAAGGTCAAGTATTCCGAATACACCACCAATAGCAAATGCAGGGGCAGACCAAACGATTACTTTACCAACTACAACAGCGACCTTAAACGGTACAAGTTCAAGTGACCCTGACGGGGTAATTACTACTTATGCGTGGAGTAAAGTATCGGGTGGTTCAGCGACCATTACCTCTCCATCTTCAGCAACTACCACAGTTACCGGATTGGCACAGGGGGTTTATTATTTCAGATTGGCCGTTACTGATGATAGTAGTGCAACAAGTGCGGACACAATGATTGTAACGGTAAGCGCAGCCCAATCAACAACCCGTTTTTATCCTGATGCGACAAAGGCATTTACCCGTAACGGGCGTAAAACCTTTGACGTTGCAAGATTAGTAGACGGTGATACGCTTACAAAAGTATCAACAACTAATACTTCGGAGGCTTACTCTACTCCGTGGGAAGGTTACATTCTATTCGATAATTATTACAACGGTGTAAACTTCGATGTATGGCAAGTCGGGGGCGGTGGTACGTTCTTTATAACGATACTGACTGATGATAATGATAACAAGATGCTTGTTAATAATTATCTCGATGCAGGGGATTCGTTAGGTACTTACACTTTAGAAATAGGAGGCTTCAATGTCTGGACTCATGTAAACCTTGCTGCATATTCCAATGTCAGGGGATTACGGATTAGGTGTCTGGATTACGATGATAAGAATGCGCAGAACTATGAGTTCAGGTTATACGGGGACAGTCAAAGCGTTGCTCCTACTATTTACAGGACTCCTACAATCGTTGCCAATGCAGACCCGGGTAAGTATTTTCATGGAATAGGGGCTTTAGATAATGTGAACATGACCTTGATGCGAAAGATGGGTTGGTCACAGAGGATAAGTTATTTCGGGGCGATATTTGATAGTGCAGTTCATACCAACGCAACTCCTATTGGGTCTCCTTCACTTGTCTATAAGTTAGATCAAAACGGGTACGATGCTTTTAATACCCGGGTGTTTAATGATGCCAGAACCTACGGAATAAAAACAAGGGTTTACATCGTTGGTGCGACTACTCGCAATTTGAGTGCGGGTTTATCCGCTACTTATGATTACGGAAATTGGAGTAATGCCAATAATTACAAAAACATTGAACCGGGTGCGGATTCAGTAAGTAAATCAGCTTGGGCGGGGGATGCTCGCAAGTGGTATATGTTCACGGCTCTTTACGGGTCTAATGCTTCTGCGGATTTAACAGGGTATATTATTCACGGCGCACCTACAACTCCCGGACAAGGGGGCATGGATGTAGCTGAAATAGACAACGAGGTTTCAAAGGACTGGCCAGCCGGTGGTGTTGATGTGGCTATTGCTCATGCTCAACCTTCTGTTGTTTTTACCAGAATGGACACTGTGTATTGGAAGGTAAAACAGGCTGACCCTAACATGTGTGTGGTAGTCCCTGCTTTGACTTACTTAGATACCGTTTATGTGAAGGCATTATTCTTTGAAAACTGGCTTCGCTATGGAACTTCAAGGGCTTGCCCGTGGGATGGTTTCGGGTTTAACCTTTACCTTAATTCATTATACGATGGTCAGAACGGTGTAGATGCAGATACGGCTATAACTGCGGGTAGGTGGAATCTTATTACTCGCTTGCAGAAGTTCAATATCCTAATGAACAAACTATTCCCTAATCAGTCGATGTATGACATTACCGAAAGTTCAGGCGGTGCTTCCAATGATATTTTGGCTTCGCCTCATAATGTCGGAACGGTAGCGGGTAAAACTGATAAGGAAATAATGGCCGACAATACTTGGCGACATAAGAAACACTTTCAAATAGGTGGTAGCGGTTACATGAATACCTACTATTATTATTGGTATGGTCACGATGGTAGCTATGTATTCGATTTCATGTCAGCAACAGACCAAAACGCTTCATTTGTAGACACGTTAAGAATAGTAGGTAAAGTATTGACCCAACAAAAGACAGCCGAAACAAACTACACTGGCTGGGCTACAATGGTAACGAATGGCGATAGTACAGGAACGTATGTGTGTTACCAAAATGAGGTGAATGGTAGCAAGAAACTTTGGAGCGTATGGAGAGAGACACATAGTAATTCTACTGCTTCGGCAACTATTGACTTAGGGTCGGGTGCTGTTTCAGCGACATTGAAAAGTTTAAACTACACTTCAGAGACAACAACTGATACACCATTGACCATAACAGGGACAAGTGTAACGGTTACGGCTGCGGAGTTGGGTAAATATATTGAGGTGACGTATGCAAGTAGTGGGGGGCGTTCTGGGCTTCCAGTGCGCAGAGGTAAAAGACACAAATGGGTAAATAATTAAAATTAGAGTATATGAAAACGTTCAAGGAGTTTTTTTTAGGGGCAGATGGGGAAACAAGTAGCAAAAGGTTATTCCTTTTCTTATTCGTTTGCCTTGCGGTTATGTATATCGTATGCAACTTATTCTTTGGTAAGGAACTTAAACAGTCGGTTGAAGATTATCTTTTCTGGACTATTTGGGGTTTCTTCTTTGGTGTTGCTGCCGATAGATGGAGAAAGCCAAATGTATTGTCGGGTACTGAACCGGGCGGTGATAGACCTAAAGACCCTCCAAAAAATCCATAACAATGAGATGGGCAATAGTTTCAATCATAGTGTATATGCTTGGCGTGTTAGTATTCCTGACTATTGCCGATTTCTCTAATGAATACTGGGCAAACTCTTATTATATATGGGACAAACTGAAAGATACAATACTAATCGCCACCATTTACGACCTATTAAGAAAATACAGGCCGGTGATAAGATGGATGCTTTGGTTTTCGGTGATTCGGGTAGCATGGGAAGTAGTCTCAATGGTAACGGGTTTATCCGTGAACAACACGAACGGAATAAGGGCTTTATTTATAGCATTGGTAGGAATATTTATAGGGTTATTGTTAAAAGAACTACGGCAATGGCGGAATTTAAAATAATGTCTTTAGCGGATATATTAGGTATTCCAATTTTCACCTATGCGGCTTGGCTTAATTTAGGTGATATAAAAGGATTCGTATTATTTCTTATAGCAGTATTGTATGGTATTGCCCGATTGTGGTTTTATATTAAAAAACAGAATGATGAGGATAAAATGAGAAAACTAAAAATCAAGGAAAGGGAGCATGAGGTACAAGAAATACTCAATGATGATGAGAGTTAGTTTTATCTTTGTCCTATTTACTTCGTGTGTAACATACCCATCACACTTTGGCGAACACAAATTTAGGAGGATTATTTATGAAGATTCAATTATATCGGTTACGCAATGTCGGTCTCTTTATTGTGGCCGTACTGACACTTTCTGGTTGCGTCAATCAAAAAAAAGCTACCACTTGGTTCAATAACCACGAACAGAAAGCAGCCGAATATTGTGCCGTAAAATACCCCATAAAGGAAAGCGTTGATAGTTCCTATAAGGTGGATAGCTTCGACTATAACCAAGCCTTATTCGACCTTTCAACCTATGCTGATAGCCTTTTATTTGTACTGCAATCCAAGCAACCAGATACCGTTGTAAAGAATGGAGTAGTAACCATAACCAAGTATAAGTCATTGAATATTGACTCATTACGGACGGCTATAAGCGTCCAGATAAAAAAGTCCCTAAAACCTTGCTTAGATTCCACATTGATTGTAAACATAAAAAGGGAGAGTACGGCAAGAGTTCAGGCACTAACACTAAGCATCATAGCAAAGGACGACACTATCTCAAAACGGGATTTGCGAATTACGAATTTAGAGGACAAATTAGGGTTCTATAAAAAATGGTTCTATTCCCTTTGTGGATTAATTGTGCTATTTATTTTGTATTCATGTCGTAAATTGCTTGGTATAAAGATTCCTTTCTTAAACTAAAAACCATGTTAGTTACAATAGGGATAATATCATTAATAGCATTTTTGTTTTTTGGTATTCCATTCATTTTGACAATGCAAGAGCCTTTTGATTTACGTCACTATTTAAAAAAAACATCATGAAAAAAACTACATGGATTGCCATTCTAATGGTTGGCGGTTTAATTGCATTCTTCGTTGGCTTAATAGGTCAGGACTACGGTACAGTTCAGGCAGCTAATATCAAGGTTGCCTTAATGATTACAGGACTTGCCGCCTTTCTTGGTGGTTGGGCGTGGTTGAAATTAATACAGCCAAGAAAATGATAGCCGCATTCCTGATATTAGTGCCAATTATTAATATAGTAATGGCGTGGTGGCACTCTGTTCTAATAAAGCAGAATAAGCCAATATATCATGGGTTATGGACGGCTATTTACCTTATCATAGTAGGTTTAGCATCTATACTTGTTAGCGATATGGCAGACCAAATAATACCATTGGTATTATACTGCATTGTAGTAAGGAAACCTTTCTTTGATGTATCGCTAAACCTATTCAGGGGGAAAGAATGGTATCATGTTTCAGAAACTACAACAAGTTTCTGGGATGATATAATTCTTAGCCTACTTCATAACAAAGAGGATATTAAACGTTGGTATGCCGGTATGATTGCAGTTGCTATTATCCTGATTGTATTGGTTTATTTTATTCGATAATACTATTTAGTTTACTATGGAAAATATTTCTAAGCACGTTACTTATGCAGAGGCAATAGTTAGTGCAACCGGAAGCAGAAAAGGTATTGATAATACCCCAACACCCGAAGCATTAAAGGCTATGAAGATAACGGCTGAAAAGTTATTTGAGCCTATCAGGGAACACTTTGGAGTACCCATAAGGATTATATCATTTTACCGATGCCCTGCATTAAACAAGGCCGTAGGTGGTGCAAAGACTAGCCAACACATGACAGGAGAGGCAATGGATTTGCAAATGACAGGAGGCGTAACCAATAGACAGCTTTGGGAGTGGTTGAAATCATCCGGCATAGAGCTGTCCCAAGCCATCTACGAATTTGGGAATGACGAAAACCCTGATTGGGTTCATGTATCATATTCATCTGTAACAAGAAGTAATAAAAGGGAGTTCCTAAGAGCCATAAAGGTTAATGGAAAAACAAAATATATCCCGTACTAAGGTTCAATAAATAAAGTTATATGGGAGGAAATAGTCTTTCATCGGAAACAGCAAGGGAGTACAGGAAGAAGTATGGCATGAAAATGCCGACTTTAAAACTTGCCCGAATAATGCACAATGAAAATAAGCTATTATATAACACGGTAGAAAATGCCAGAACAGCATTAAGATACATTGAAGGGAAAGCCAGAGGTTCTAAAAATATAAAAAAGATTCGTGAAAGTGAATTTTTTATGCAAGAAGATAGACCCAAAAATCCGTATGCTTTGCCTGATAGTTACAAAGAGGATAGACAACCTATTAAACTTCCATTAGCCAATAACAATATACTTTTAATATCCGACTTACATATACCGTATCACGATATTAACGCTATCACAATAGCATTAGATTACGGGGTACAAAACAAGGTTAATACCATTATCGTAAACGGAGATTTATTAGATTTTAGTGGCATTAGCCGATTCCAACATGACCCACGAAAAAGAAGCGTTAAGGAAGAATTTGATGCTGCTAAAGCGTTTCTAATAGTTCTTAGAAATACTTTTTCAGATGCGTTGATTTGGTGGATTAAGGGAAACCATTGTATTAGATATGAGCAATGGTTGATGTCAAAAGTTAAGGAAATTTTCGATGATGAATACTATCACATGGAAAATAGGCTACGACTTAATGAGCAAAATATAAGGATTATAGATGACAAGGTATTAGTTAAGGCGGGAAAGTTATCTATAACTCACGGACATCATATAATGAAAGGTTTTTTCAGTCCCGTAAATAGTGCAAGGGGTGTGTATATGAAGGCCAAACAATCAACTATTATAGGTCACGTTCACAAGGTGTCTACTCATTCAGAAACCAATATGGATGGTAAGGTTATCACTACATGGTCAACTGGTTCTTTGTGTGAATTAAAGCCAGATTATAGCCCATTAGTAAGTAACTATCAACATGGGTTTGCTCATATAGAAGTAGAGAAAAACGGGGATTATACGGTAAAGAACTATCAGATTATTAACGGCAAACTTCACTAATTAATGGACGCTGAAGTAGTAAGATACCTTCGTAACAAATCAGGAACAAGCAATCCGGCTGCTCAATACCAATACGTTTTAAAGATAGCTGATTGGTTTAAAAAGCAATCGCAAATGGCAAGTGAAGTGGGTAGAACCTTTAGTGCTGAAGTACCACATGAGTTAGTAGATTTTGTTCCAGACGATAAAGAACCAACAGACGGAGCGTATGTCGATTAGAAAGCGCATAAAAGTTACTTACAAGAAATTGGCGAAGGTCAATGGGTGGTCTTATGGCAATGGTACGATAGAAGTTGATTCACGGTTAAAAGGAAAGAAATTATTAGAGATATTAATACACGAAAGTTTGCATGAAGTTTTCCCTAATTGTCTGGAAGATGAAATTGAAAGAAAAGCCGCTATCATCACAAGAACATTATGGCATGAAGGATTTAGAAAAATAGATAATGACGGAAAACATTTAATGCAAGATGAATTAAAGTAGCTTCGTTGGTGCTTGCCGAAGTAGCGGAATTGGCAGCACCAAAGCTAAATTGAAAACCAAAAGCTAAACAAATTATTCACAAGCCGAGCAATGAACGTCAAGCCGCTATTTTGGCAAACACATTGTTAGGCACAGTACGGTAAAATTATGGAAAGTAAAAACAACAAAATTAAAAGCTATACCGATATAATCGGATGGTTTGACTTTCAAGACATCTATGACCTTGCGGTTAAAAATGGGAAAGATGGAGATATTTTTTTAGAAGTCGGTTGCTTTATGGGGAAATCAACATCTTATATGATGCAAAAAATTGATAGTTCAAATAAAGAAATATCCGTTAAGGTCATAGACATCTTCAAACCAGAGTGTACCCACCACGAAGATTTGATAAAATCTTGTGGGGATAATTTGTTGGATATATTTAAAGATAACGTAACAAGTGTTGTGGGACATTTACCAGATATATTAATAGGAGAAAGTCAACAACTATATAAAAAATTCCCTGACGATTTTTTTTCAATGATATTTATAGATGCAGCGCATGATTATGAATCAGTAAAAGCAGACTTAAATAACTTTTACCCTAAACTTAAATCAGGTGGTATTTTTGCTGGGCATGATTACGGGGAAAAATCATGTGGAGTTGGACAAGCTGTTGATGAATTTGTAAAAGAAAATAACCTTAAACTTGATGTTATGACTGCATCATGGATTTTAATAAAACCATAATATATGAATAAATATAAAAGATATTGGGAGCTTGATAAATCTGATAATGTGCGATATACCAATAAACATTTTATAGTTGGGCTATGTGTTATAATCGCTGTTATTTTAATAGCTATTGTCGCCGCAATATTAGTGTGATAGTATTGTGCCTAACATGGAGGTTTGTGGTTATCCTCCCGCCCCTTAAAAAAGGGCAACCCCTTCCAATGTGAAGGGGCTTTTTATTTCGTATCACTTCAGCGCATTTTGTATCATTCCATTGAGCCGATTAACCCAAACAATCAACTCATAGCCTTACCGGATAAAAATATTTGCAACAAGTGTTCAAAAATAAAGTAGTGCAAATGTTTTGTAGATTTAATAGGTTATAATTATCTTCGGTTAGTGATAAGCATATCAAACCATAAATAACTCATAATGAAAAAAATGGATAACGCTAAACCCAAAAAAGGAAAAGGCAATCACGGTGAAAAATTAACTGATGCCGAATTTATCAAGCTATCTAAGTATGTGGACGGGTTTAATACCAAAACAGAGCCAGCCAATAATTTAGGCATTGATAGAATGGTATTGTGGCGTATTTTAAAAACAGAAACAGCATCCAGAGAAAACATTATCAAGATAAGGGAAAGCCTTCAAAATATTAACTCAAACGACCTTTACGAGCATTCAGCAGAATAACAAAAACAAAGTATATGAACACAGCACCGTTTTACATTGGACAGAAGGTGGTAGCATTAAAGTCATCTACAACATGTACCTCGGTTAAAAAAGGAAATGTTTATACGGTATTATCATTAGAGAAATGTCACAACTGCGGTCTTTGGATGGTTGGTATTCTTCCTTATGAAAAGCGTGCTTTATTTAACAAATGCGCTGATTGCAATTGTGCGATTCCAGTTTCTCATTATTGGTGTGGCAGGGCTAAGTATTTCGCACCCGTTCACGAAGGCTTTGAGTCTATCTCATTCACTAAGGTATTAGAGGAAGAATTAGTATCAGTAAACTAATAAAAGCAAAACCATGAAAAACAGCGAAGAAACCATATTAGATGAAAACGGCTTTGAGATACTTGTTAATTACGATTATGAATTGGACTACGCCTATCACGCTGAAATAGGCAATCCAGCAACATTTGTTCCCGCCTCAGTAGATGATAGTAGCATAAAGATTAATTCATTTGAAATAGTAATTGGGGGAACGGGGATTGATATTGTTTCACAATTAGATAAAAGACAAATTGATTTTATAAAACCAAAACTTAAATACCCATGAGTACCTTTTTTGCTGTATTGGTATTATCTGTAATAATACTCTTTGTATTACTTGTCACATCAACAAGTCAAGAGCCAGCCGATGAAATGGAAAAGGAAATAGAGAAGCAAAGGAAACTATTTGACCAAAGGTTTAATCCAGATTTCAGGCAAAGAGCCTACGATGAAAGAGATATTCATAATTAATAAAAAACAAAAATCATGCAAACAAAAATTCAAGAGTTAGTTATTGAGGGCGTTACATACGTTCCTAAATCACAGGTTGTTCAGTACGATGGAGATATTAAAATTGTAGTTCTTCAAAGAGGATGGGTATATATCGGAAAGTTTGAGCGAAACGGCAATGACTGTAAGTTACACAGCGCATATAATATCCGTTCGTGGGGAACTACAAAAGGGCTTCCTGAATTAGTAAATGGTGCTACACCTTCAACTAAATTGGATAAATGCGAAGGTATCGTTGAGTTCGATTGGCTTACAGTAGTTCATACAATAACCGTAAATAAAGAAAAATGGAATCAAATCGTATAAGTATAAATTTCGAGGAGAGCCAAAATACACACGGCTACGGCAACGGCTACGGCTACGGCGACGGCGACGGCTACGGCTACGGCGACGGCTACGGCGACGGCGACGGCAACGGCTACGGCTACGGCTACGGCGACGGCGACGGCGACGGCGACGGCAACGGCTACTAACTTATTAAATATACTTACTCAATCCCTTGTGCTTAAATGGCATGAGGGATTTTTTATTTTTGGCAATAAGAAAACCCCCACACTAAGAATAGTAGGGGGTGCTTTTACACATAAAAATTGAAACAAAAGAGAGTTTACATTGTTTGGGTCACTTCCCTTGAATATGAATGAGAGCAAATATTGTCCATTACCTTTTCGTATCTTGTCATTAGCCAGATGGAAAATTCTTTTTTTTGGGCTATGGTTTTAGCCAATTTCTCCTTATCTAAAAATGGATGCTTCCACCATGATTGATTGTCTTTTTGCATATCTTCTGATGTTAAGATGTTTTTTATTACCCTATCAATACATTCCAGATAGAATAAGGCTCTTTGATGCTGCTTTGTTAAATAGGTTGTTTTCATTTCATTTAGTTTTATTTAAAATGATTCTACTCTTTGTAATAAATCTTCGCCTATGGCATCCGAAACATCTTTCCTATCATCTTCTGCGTGTTGTTTTATTAGGTGAATAGCTGCTTGATTGTCTTTTCTGTCTATTGCTTTATGAATGGCAGATACTAACAAGCTATTGGGTTCAAGGTTTCTTAAATCAAGGATAACCTTTAGTTTTTCAAATGATGCTGCTAAGTTGGGCAGCTTTCCAAGTTGTGGCATGGTTTATTTTTTAAATTGTGGTTTAATCGGTTTATTAAAATCGTAGTCCTGAAGGCATTTAACATTCCTACTACATATATACATAACAATAAAGACTATTATTACTATTCGTAGTATCATGTTATTAGTGGGTTTTGTTTTTGGGAATCGGTTTAAAGTACATAAGCACCCCAATAATAAACCCTACCGAACATTCCAGAAGTATTGCCGGTATGTCCTTTAATAGTTGTTTCCAGTTCATGCGTTTTATTTTTTTAAGGTTTAATAGCGGTTGTATCTCAATCCATCATCCTTTGAAATAAACCATTTCTTTAGATTGCCTTTTTTATTAATGCCTATTTCCCGTATAGTAAAATAATTATAATGTTTACACCCCTCACCAAAACTAATTTCTCTTTTAGTAGGGCTGCGCCAACATTCCATTAATTCAGCGTTAATAACTTCCAAGTCTTTATATCCCTGCCCTACCAATTCAATTAAAAGCCTGTTGTATTGACTGTAAACAGCTACCCTGCATGACCTTGCATAATCATGACTACAACCCGAATGCTGCCCAATATGGCTATATGATGTCATATTACCACTTGTATCTGCTTTAAGTTCTGGAAAATAGGCGAATACCCCGCCACCTACCTTTTCAAGTAAGAATTTTACCTTTGTCATGGTTTTTATGTGTTTTGTTAGGAATAAATTACCAAGATGATGAATAATACAAGTCACCGCTCAAATACTTGTCATCCCCCTTTTCCTCAATTAATCCCTCTATGATTTTAATGGTATCATCTATTTCCATAAAATAGCATTCGCCGTATTCTGTATTGCCAAAAAAGAAGCCAGATTGAGCGGGTAGTATTTCACCGGCCAATTCTTTATTATCCCTTACCTTTTTACAATCAGATAATAACTTCATTAAATCATCCCATGCAACCTCATACTCCCCGCAATCATCTTCCCCCTTCTGGATATTATCCACAAACCATTTATGTATATGGTTAGCCTTTCGCCAATACCCTACACGCTCCGATATTTCAGAAATACGCTCGTTTTTAATTGGCTGCTTAACAGGAAACAAAGCCCCTCCCTGATTTTCGGGAACTATTACAGTAACCATTTCTTCAGGTTTGCGGTATTCGTTGCCAATGTAATTTTTCTTTGTTAAATACATATCGAGTCCCATAATTGATAAATTTTATTTTGTTTTTTAAAAAAAGATTATTTTTAAGGCCAGTTTATACGATACTGCCAAACGTACTACCATCCCCAAAAATTATTTAATAGAGAAGGGTTAAGGGTTTAAAGCATTTCAGCCAGTTCCTTTTTAATATTCTCAATATCTTCAGTAGTTAGCTTTTCATTCCATTTATCCTGAAGGGTAGGACAGTTGCCAAGTATTTCCTCACCTTTAATGTAGGCATACATATTTACAACCTTTTCGCTGCTGCTTAGGTCGGTAGTAACTTCCCCGAAATTGTCTTGTTCATATTCCTTTATTTCTTCAATGGCTGCAAATATGCCAACGTTTTTAATAAGCCATTGCTCTGCCTGATAACACCCGATTATAAAATAATCGGTATTGAATATTTGATGATGTACTTCAGTAGCTTCATAACCTTCGCTAATATTATCCATTCCATCAATAGCGTACTGTACTAATTCGGCATTGTGTTGTTGTGTGTTTGTCATTTTGTTTTTGTTTTTTTATGTGTATATAAAATAAAAGTAAATTATCAAAAGAAAATAAATGTGTTACGATTGAGGGGCTTTAATTGCGTGGTTTATTTGTTTCTTAATCCCTTGCAATGTATCGGCTTTTAAAATGCCATATCTGGAAGTATGAACGCTATACCATCCGGTTAAACATACCGTAATTGTGTAGCCCTTGTAATTAATTGTTTTCATTCTGTTGATTTTTATGTGATTAATTGAATAAACGTTTACTTTTGATTGCCCTATAAAGATAATAACTCTTAACGCTATTTCCAAATAATATTGAATATTTATTTTTGCAACTATGTTGTATTTATCCGGGAATAACATAATTCATCCCGCAATAGCATCTGATTGAATATCCGGGGTAGGGTGCTTTTGTGCCGTTTTTATAGCCGTCTATATGCCGTGTATATTTCATGTAAACAACACCAACGGCTGTTTTAGCATTCTCACGGGCATATTGACTAACCGGCTTTGCTCCTATTGGTAGCACCTCTATTGGTTCGTATCTTGTTCCTTTTATTCTCATATCCTAAAGGTATTAACTTTTAACCAAAAATGGTTTATTTTTAATTTGCTCCTTAATATTGTAATACTCTGCCGTTATTAAGTGAGCATTTTTAATCTTGTGAAATCTTATCGGAAAATCTGTAAATGGCTTTATAAAAATTTCGCAATTAAGCAGGTAAGAAATCTTTTGGTAAGTATTTATGTAATATCGCTCTAATTTTCTTGCTTCTTGACTACCTAATACACTATCAATAATTGACATTTTACATATTTGCTTTCTGTCACATAGGCAAAATCTTGTTATCCAGTAGCAAGCCGATTGCTTATCGAAATAATGTGCGTAATATCTTCCTATTGGGTCTGCCGTCATGCCTACATAAAAAACAATACCATTTATAGACATTGTGTATATGTAATAAATTTTTTGTTCTTCCATATAATTAACCAATTATTTATAATACTTATCAGCTCCAAACTGTTTAGTAAATACTACCATGCTTATTATCCAATTGTATAAAATTCTTTTAATGCTTTTTTGACTGCATTTTCTACATGGCTATCATTGCACCCTTCCGGATAAAGAGGAAAATTATCTTCATTAAGAAAATCTATTAATTTTACATATCCTTCAGTTGCGAATGCTGCTAAATAATAGCCCCTTGCAACATTTCCATTTTCATTAATAAAATACGCATTGTGTTCCTGTCCCTTACTTGCTTGCTGGTATAAGGTATATTGTAGTTGGCAGGGGTGAATACTGGTAATATCAAAATGACTATCCAATATTTTCAATCCCTTTATCAAAAGTTCATACTGTTCTTTTGGGTATTTCATTTTTTTGTTTTTTAGGTTAATATATTAGGGGAATAATTAGCCCCTAATATTTCGGCTTCAATTAGCCTCATCAGTTAACCAGTTATTATATTTAAGATGGTATCTTACCGGCTGCTTCAAGTTCCCCAATTGTTACCAATGGCTCAGGCTTTGCCAATTCAGTACCAATATATACCCCTAACTGTAATATCTGGTCTGAGTCTGCGATTAACTGCAATTGGAATTTATTAAAAGATGTAAGGGTTGTATTTACTTCGCATCTAATAACATTGGGCAAAATACCGTTTTTACCCATCCTGCGAAGTGCTTCTTTTACTGGCTTCTCCCAATGAGTAGGCAGTATAAATAAATGTTCTTTTGTGTTGTTCATTTTTATTTGTTTTTTATGTATGTAATTAGAAATATTTATGTGCAATCGTAACACTTTCGCAATCTCTGGAAATGGTAATAAAATACCCGTCAAACGCTGAAGTTCCATAAATGCCATGCGTGAAGTTGTTGTTATTGGTACGCATAAACATACACAACGGCAAAGGCTCGTTTTTGTGCGCTTTAAGAATAACATAGGTATTACTATGGCAATCGCTTAACTCATCAAAATAGGTATTGCGCACCCAATTTTGCTGAACTTCATTTAATTCATTGAACTGATAAATAGAGGAACGATTGTAAGATGTTGTCATAACTAATAAGTTTTTATGTGTAATTAATCCGATAACAGATAGGAAAGGGGTTTGTCCCCAGTTCCTATAAAATTCTTTTAATTTGTTCATAAGCTATTTCACTACCTACGGCATAACCCATATTATATAAAGTAAATGCCGCCTCATCATTACAATCTAATACAATGTAATTGCTATTATTAACGGCAACAATCTTACCTGTATATTCACAAGGTTGCCCATTGGTATAAACAACTGTTTTACCCACTAATTTAATTCCCTTTTGCATGACTTATAATTTTAATAGTTAAATAATCCGATAACAGAACAAAGATAATAACTATTAACACACATTCCAAATAATATTTGTTAAATTTAAGTTAACACCCCCATTTCTTTCCGCAACCCTGTTGCATATTCCCCCCCCAACCCCATTTCCAGCCCCATACAGCCCCTATCTTTTCAACCATCCCAACACTAAGGTAAACAAACAAAGG